ACTTCAAAAATACCTTTACAAGAATACAGGCCGAACGAACTACCAGAACTGAAATACTACGAGAGAGCAATCACTTTATGACCGAGCAATGGATAGAGAGTGGTGTCGTAGAGAGTAAACAATGGCTACTCTCAGGCGACCCTTGTGAGGTATGCCTAGCAATTGAGGCAGAGTATGGCACAAGAGATTTAACCGAGAACTTTGCAAGTCTTGGCGATGTGATCGAATATCAGAATGATAAGGGCGAGCAAAAAACATATACTATAGATTATTCCGATCTTGAAGAACCACCTGCACACCCAAACTGTCGCTGTACCGTAATACCGGTATTAAAATCACTCAAGGCTTTTGATACCAGTAGTTATGGTCGCATTAAAGAGCTTGAGAATAAGATTGATAAGCGTACAAAGGCGTATAGAAAGATTAAGCAAGCCAAGTCAGAACAAGATGTGTATATCAAAGAACTTGAGAAGCTTGCAGGGCTAGGCAATGAATGAATACAAAGCCAAAACAACTCAAGCCAAATTATCAAAACTAAAAGCTGACAAACAAGCTAGGGTTAATGCTAGAAAAGAACATGTTGAATTAGTCAAAGAGATGAAAGCTCTTAAGGGCTATATAAGCCGATTTGGCGACATTGTAGCCGAAAGTAAGCCAATATACCCAAAAGAGATGAAAATGCTTGATACCAACATTAAAACGCTTCTGAATGTAGTTAATAAGGGCATTACTATATCTAATCTTAAAGATATTGAACGAATTAAAGAAGTTGTAGTCAGCAATCTTGGTGATATTGCCCAACCAGTAATAGAAAAGACCGAGATACCAAAATGGCTGGCCAGTAAAAAAAGTATAAAAAATCTCAATGTGTCGGTGATGAAAGTTGTGCAGGGCATGATTAACCTTGAGGCAAGCAATAAACCGAAGCAAGACGCTGACAACTTCTTGCCATTTAGACGAGTTATACGACAGGGTAATAGATTAGTATTTGATGATAGTGATTGGGCTAGTCGTGGCGGCGGTGCAGGTGGTGGATCGTCCGGCGGTTTAACAGACACAGAGCTTCGGGCAACCCCAGTACCAGTATCGGGAACGGTAACCGCTAATCTTATGACTTTTGATGGCGAGGGCTTTCAATTTAGAGCTTCAGGTACTATAGCTAATAACGCCAACGCCAAACGAATTAGAGTGAAATACGGGGCAACGACTATATTAGATACAGGTGCAGCAGGAATTGCTGTCTCAACTGCTTATGATTGGGTTGTAACAGGCGAGGTTATTCGGACAGGTGCAGCCACCCAAAAGTGTAATGCAACCCTTATGGCTGGTTCAACGGTTTTATTTGCGGACTTTGCAACCGCAGCCGAAACACTATCTACTGCAATCACTCTCAAGCTAACAGGCGAGGCGGTGGCAGATAACGACATAGTTCAAGAAACCCTTACAGCTCAACCAGTTAAGTCAGCAGTATAATAATGTGTCAAGAGATAAAAGAGATACGCTGAGTTCTTGACGAAATAACCAATATCATTTTACATATAAGTATAAGGAAAAAATATGAACACACTTTTCACAAAAGCAATTATTGAAAAACAGGACAATGGCGAGATCACAGCCATAGCTTCAACTGCCGTTGAAGATAGACAAGGCGAGATAGTAGAGGTCGAGGGTTGGGACATTAAAGACTTCAAGGCTAATCCGGTAATACTATGGGGACACGATCACTCACAACTACCAATTGGCAAAGCCACCAAGACTTGGGTTGAGGGTACTGGCAAGCAAGCCAAGCTAATGACTAAGATTGCTTTTCAAGAAGTTACCGAGCTGGGTAGAGCAGTTAAGCAATTAGTGAATGATGGCATACTCAAAACATTGTCAGTTGGTTTTCAGCCTATTGATGGCGAGGGTAACCGTTTTACCAAACAAAAATTGCTTGAAATAAGTGTCGTGAATGTACCTGCTAACCCACAGGCAATGATGTTGGGCTATAAGAGCCTTAAAGACGCTGGTTTTACTGATGATACGATTACTAAAGCTGGCATACCTGCTGCAATGGTAGAAAAGGTGTCACACCTAGAACAAGAGGTGGCAATTATAAAAGGTCAGGTAGAGTCTGCGGTGAATGGGCTTAAACACCTAAATCCGCAAAATGGTCGAAGCGATCGTGTTACTACGGAACGATTGAGTATGGCAAAAGCTTCAGCGAGAGCTGTAGACTTAATTTTGTCAAACAAAACTCAATCGGCGAGTACGATACGGTCTGCAAAAACAATCAAAATGGCTAGTGATAATATCATTAGTTCATTAAAAGGTGAATTAAAATCCAATGGGAAAAATTAAAGATTTACAAGCAAAACAAGATCGAACCGAAGCAGAGCAGAAAGAGCTAGACGAACTTCTTACCGAAGCTAAAGACTTAAATGTCGACGCAAAAGAAGAAGTTTCTGACGAGCAAGCCATCGAAGACGCTGCAAAATCTATAGCTGATAAGGCTGTAGAGCAAGCAGAGTCACGACTTTCAAAGTCAATTGATGAACTTACTGCAAAACTTAAGGGCGGAGTAGAAGTACCTGAAGACGCAAAAATTAAAGTAGTGTCACAGAAGTACATTGTAGATAGCAAACTAGGCAAGATATCTGTTGCAGAACTTGAAGATATGAAAGTTGAATTACCACAGCGTAAAGCTATGGGTAAATCAGTAACTGAAGTATCTCAAAAGACTGTAAACTTCGTACAAGCCTGGCTAACTGGTGATCACGAAAAACTTCAAGTACTCGTAGAGGGTACTGGTTCTCGTGGTGGTTTCTTAGTACCTGATGACTATGCAAATATGCTAGTTGAAGATATTAGAGATCAAAGCATTATGCGTAATATTGCTGATGTTATGTCTACTAAGAGTGATACTCTTCACTTGCCAAACTTGGCAGGCCGACCTCAAGCAAACTTTAGAGCAGAGGGTGCAGTCAAATCTACATCAACTGTAGATTTTGGCGAGAATGTCTTCACTCCTTATTCTTTGGCAACTATCATTCCACTTTCAAACGAGTTAGTAGCTGACGCTACTCTGGGCGTGAATGGGAATATCGTTAATAAAGTTAGCGAATTAGCTGCACAAGCAATAAGTGAGAGAGAAGAACGAGCTTTCTGGCAAGGTTCAGGAACAGGTCAACCAACTGGTATGAGTACTTACACACTAGGCACTTTGTCTGGTGGTATTACCGATACTACGAGGGCTGACGCTTTGATTTCAACTTACTTTAGACTACCGCAAGGTTACCGAAACAAAGCTGTATGGGTAATGAGTAGTGAGTCAATGGACAAGGTACGCAGACTTAAAGATAGCCAAAACAACTATCTTCTAGGAAGTGTTACCGGAACTCCAATGCCAACTATTCTAGGCCGACCAGTTTACGAAAGTAACTGGGTAACTGCTGGTACTGCTTACTTTGGGGACTTCAGTTACTACAAAATTGTTGACCGAGAGGGTATACAAGTAGATACTTCAACTGAAGCTACTGTAGCAAGTCAAAGTGCGTTTGAAAGAAACTTAACTTTTGTTCGTGTTGAAAAGCGTGTAGACGCAGAATTAGCATTCACAAATGGTATAAGAAGCGTTACTTCATTGGGTACTAACTAAACTTAGTACTTCAACTCTTGGCTCGCTTCGGCGAGTCTTGGGTGGGGGTATTATGAGAGTAAGAATTATAAAAACAACACCGCATTATAAAAGAGATGAGATAGTTACCCTAGAAAAGAGCTTTGCACTCGATTTGATAAAGCAAGGTATAGCAATATTAACAAAAGATATGGTAGAAACAGATGGCAACACTAAATAGCTGGGCATTGACATCAGTATCAGATGTAAAAGAGAGTCTAGGGATCACTGGCACTAGCCAAGATAATCTTATAATACGAAAAATCAATCAAGCGACAGATATGATTGAGAGCTTTTGTGGTAAAAATAATAGCCAACACTTTGCAAGTACAGGCTATGCTGAGGAATATGACGGTACAAGTACCAACCAACTTATACTAAAAAACCGACCAATTATATCTTTTACAAGCCTACAGGTACGAGATGGCACGCAAAATATTAGTTCGTTTTCAAGTGTGAATACACAAGATTACTTTGTTGATATGACGGCTGGGGTATTAGACGGGCTATCTTACTTCTATTACACCTGGAACTATTACAAGGCTACATATACCGCTGGCTTTGTTACAATACCAAGTGACTTGGCAGAAGCTTGTGTAATGCTTGCTAGTGCATTAGTAGACAACGCCAGCACAGGCAGTGCGGTCAAGTCAAAATCACAAGGCCCTAAAAAAATTGAATATTATGACACACCGCAGGGTCAGTCGCTTATTACTCAACTTGGTATAGATGATATGCTACAACGCTATACAGATGTACCAATTTTAGCGGACAAGTAAAATGTCAAAGCTATTTTTCAAAAACCACGAGATACAGGTGTATCGTAATCGTAGGATTGGCAGCAATGATAGATACACTATCAGTGCGACAGGTACGGTCTTGGCCGCCGATATAACCCCAGCTTCTTTAGAAAGAACCCAGTTTGAGAATACAGCGATAGGCAAAACATATATCGGATATGTTGAGGTTGATGTGAGTATTAAAGAGGGCGATGAAATACATATCGTCGATAGTAGTGACCTAACCGCTAAGCGATTTCAGGTCAAGGGTGTATCTCGTTGGGAGGGCTTCGGGATTGTAGACTGTAAAGAATTAACTTTAGTGAGCCAAGATTAGATATGCAAGTCAATATTAAAATCGCCAACGCTAGTGAGATTCGCCGAGCTTTTAACAAAGCACCCCGCTTAATGGATAAGGAGTTGAATACTGCTATGTGGCGAATGGGTGCATTGGTACAGCGTGAGAGTATGCAACGCACGCCAGTGCTTACTGGTAGACTACGAGCCTCACATACATTGAATGTTAGTGGCGGTGGTATTGGCAAGACTGCAACGATACAGCCAACTGCAAATTATGCGATATTTGTTCACGATGGTACTCGCTTTATACAAGCCAGACCTTTTCTAAAAGAGGGTGCTGATGATAGTATGAATGATATACAAGATGGATTCGTTCGGGCGGTGCAAAATGTTTTTGATGAAATTGGGAGGTCGGTATAATGTCAGTTAGTACAGATATTAAGAAGTTATTAGTAAATAAGATCAACGGTTTGAGTAGCACTCAGGCAGTATATGGCTACTCGGAATTAAACCCAAGCGGTTGGCCTTGTGTTTGGGTTAAAACCGCAGACCTGCAAGGTACTTTTGTGACTACAAGCGAGAATAGACGCATTTATGCCTATGATGTAACCGCCATACTCATATTGGGCGAAAACTTTATCAAAGACGGTAGTGTGCAACGAGAGGAGTATGCAGAGAACACTCTAGCAACTGTCACCGACCAAATAGTAAACCTGTTTGACGATACCAGCTTTATATCTCAACTTAATGGTATATATACCACCGGTGATACAACTGCACTGTTTGTAGAGGCTGCTGACGCTAGATGGGGCGAGATAGATATGCAATCAGGCAAGGCTAAGGCTATACAAATATCGCTAATGATACACACAGATTACAATGTCACGACATAAGAGTTCTTGACGAATAAGATATATATACACAATAATAAAAACATAGGAGAATAATAATGAGTAAGTTCGTAGGAAGACTGGGAACAGTCGGCATAGCAAAAGAAGCAACATCAGGTACAATTGTGACACCAACTTTATGGTGTCCGGTTAATTCAATAAGTTTTGATGATAAGGTTACTACCGCACGAGAAGAAGAGGGCTTGGGTAGAATCGAAGATAGTGATAGTAATTTTGTAGTCAGTAAATATGGTGAGGGTGATATAGAGTTTGACCTGAACGACAAACAGGTTGGGCTTTTTTTAACCTCGTTGCTCGGTGCTTCACCGGTCATCACTGGTGGTTATGTGCATACATACGCATTAGCAAATACAAACACTCACAAAACTTTATCAATTGCATACCAAGACCCTGACCAAACTAAGATATTCCCATTTGCTATGATTGATAGCCTAGAGATTACGGTAGAGCCAGATGGCATAGCTAAGGCTAAGGTAAGTTTTAAGAGTCGTGTATCTCGTGATTGGAGTACACTCACACCTGATTTTACTTCTGTAGGTAATAAGTTCTTACATCAACACCTTACATTCAAGCGAGCCTCCGCTGTTGCTGGATTGGCTGGATCAAGTCCAGTATCTCTCAAGAAACTGTCGCTTATGATAAAGACCAACGCCAGTTTTGATAATACGGTCGGTACGGTTGAGCCAGAGGCAATACTCAATCACCAGTACTCGGTTGAGGGTGAGCTGACGCTAAACAAGACAGACGATACTTACCGACAGCTAATGCTTGCAGGTACATATAATGCGATTGACATTACTTTCAGTCGATCAGCCACATCAAGTCTACAGTTTCAACTGCCACGAGTAGATTTTACAGAGTGGGAACAAGACAGAGGCCTAGATGATATTGTTGGCCAAACGATTCAGTTTAAGGGTAACTATGATAGTGCAAACGCATTAGCCATCATAAATGCTTGTGTGCTAAACAATACCTATGCAGGTACAGCGTACTAACAACTAAAGGAGTAAAAAAGCAATGAGTCGAATAGTAATAAAAAAGCGAATATCACTCGATTTTATCGGTGATGAATATAGTGATTGTTATCTTGAGTTCAAGACAATACCAATGAAAGATTATGAGCAGTATGTAAAACTATCTAAGACTGAAAGTGATGAGAGTAGTGCTGTTGAGTTTCTTACTAGCACCCTAAAAAAACTATTCGTCGGTGGTAATTTCAAAGACGACGATGGTAAATTATTCGATGTTAGAGCAGATGAACTTGATGACTTTGATATAACTACAATAGTCACCTGTTTTAAAACCCTTACAGGACAAGCTCAAAGCCCAAACTAACCAAGCGGTTGGCTGACTCAATCTTTCACAATGGCAACCCACCGCTGGAATTACTAAAGTTTCACTACCGCAAACTATTTCATTTGTCTGCAGCTCAACTAGAGCAAGAGCCAATTGATGACTTCTTTACGAACCTACTGATTTATGGGTACATTAAAGAGAAGCAAAAAATGGAAATGGAGAAAAACAAGTAATGGCTACCGCACAAATAAAAGCAGTAATTACAGCCGAAGATAGGGCTTCAGAAACAATATCAAAGTTTGGTCATGGTGTTGGAACTGTAGCTAAGGGTGTTGCTGTAGGAGTTGCTGTTGCTGGTGCTGCAGTTGCTGCTTTTGGCGTTGCCTCGGTTGGTGCGTTTATGGAAAGCGAAGACGCTGCCGCACAACTTAATGCAGTGCTAAAATCAACTGGTGGTGTGGCTGGCGTTACTGCGGATCAAGCAAACGCATTAGCTTCTGCACTACAAAAGACAACTAAATATTCTGATGAGAGTATATTATCAGCCCAAAATATGCTCTTAACTTTCACGAATATTGGCAAAGATGTATTCCCTGATGTAACAAGGGCAGTATTGGATATGTCTACTGCAATGGGGCAAGACCTTAAACAAACATCTATACAGGTAGGTAAGGCAATGCAAGACCCTATTGCTGGTGCAACAGCACTGCAGAGGGTAGGAGTGAAATTAACCGACACACAGAAAGACTTGATTAAAAGCTTGGTTGAGAGTGGCGACACAATGGGTGCTCAAAAAGTAATACTTCAAGAACTCCAAAAGGAGTTTGGTGGTAGTGCAGAAGCTGCAGGCAAAACTTTTGGAGGTCAGCTAGAGATATTAAAGAATACCTTTGGCGACTTAATGGAAGTTATCGGTAAGGGCATAGTAGATGTTATTCAGCCTTTTGTTAAGGCGATAGCAGACTATGTTGATAATCATCAACAACAGATAGCCGATGGGTTTAACGGCCTAGCACAGGGTATTGGAATTGCTTTTAGTGCGGTGAAATGGGCATATGATAATGTGTTAGCACCAGTGTTCGGCTATCTACAAGACAGAGCACCGGCAATACTTGCAGCCCTCAAAGAGGCTTGGGTAGTCTTAGGGCCGGCACTTCAAACCTTATGGACAGTTATCAGAGATAATTTGTGGCCGGCATTGAAAGATTTATGGACAGCACTTGAGCCATTAGCACCTTATATATTAGGTGCATTAGTTGTCGGTATATATGTACTTGTATCTGCACTTACATTGACTGTAGCTGTACTTACTATAGTTGTTAAGTTCGTTACATTGGTTGCAGACGCATTTGGCTGGCTGCTCAATAAGGCAAACGAACTAGGCAGGGCTATTGGTAATGTGATGACACAGATTATGATATATGCTGCTCTATGGTATTCTGCTAACAAAAATGCAGTTGATGGTGTGGCTAACGCATTTAGAGGATTGGTTTGGGTCTTGGGTGCAATAGGGGTTGGAATATATCATTCAATTACTGGGCCATTTGTGGCAGCATATAATGTAATATCAGCAATTATAGGCAATATACGAAATGATCTCGGAGGGTTTGGTGTGGGTATGGCCGCAAGGATAGGAATTGGAATACTAGGCAGAGCAAGCGGTGGCCCAGTGTCGGCTAATTCACCGTACATTGTTGGTGAGAAAGGGCCTGAGCTATTTGTACCGAGTGGCAGTGGGACTATTATACCTAATGGGCAAGGCTCGACTGCACAGACGACCTCTAACACCACAATAAATATAAATGTAGGTCTTATGACTGGATCGGCAATAGAACGCCGAGAGGCAGCCCGTATGATGTTTGAAGACCTAAAAGACATTGCCAGTATGCAGGGGCAGACAGTCAATCAAATGATAGGGAGTAACTAATGGCATACAATCTAGGCGGCAACGCAATAAAAGCACCTCAATCTTTAGAAGTAAGTAACAATACCCAGTACGCACAGCAGAGAACATTGCAGGGTGCGGTCGGGCGTGATTACTTTGGATCGAATAAAAGGGTTTGGAAGTTAAGCTATCAGAATATTAAAAAGGCTGATTACGATACTATCAATACTCAATACCAGCTTTACTTGACCAACAACTCAACCCAAGCTTTTATATCGACCGAAGCAAACTATCTGGTATCTACAACTAATGTGCATATTAACTTAGACAATCGTGGCTTTAGTGTTGGTGGGGAAGATTATATTTCTAGCTTTACGCTGATATTAAGTGAGGCGTAATGCAAACTGTACCAACAGGCTTTACTGCTGAAGAGAGGGATACAACCAGAAGCGTAGTAGCGTCTGCTAGTTTGGCATGGAATAAAAGCTTTTTATCAACGATCAAGTTCTTTACAATTGGGGTTTCAACAATTGGCGGCAACGACCTAATACCTGGTGCGGCGGGTGCTAACTCGGCATGGAATAAATACCAGTACACAGACGAAAGTACTAACCTGTTAAATGTAAGCTATGAGCAAGAGCTAAACCAGCCAATCGGTGGTCTTGTGAAGAAGATAGCAAACTTTAGCCTCGATAATACAGGCGGAAGATATACACCTAGATACTCAGGCGGTAATAGTGCATTGTTTACCTCAGTTAATAAACCAAGACGACCTGTGATCTTAAACGCTGGGTTCAACTATAGTGGTATAGACAACGAGATACCGCAGTTCGTTGGCGTCACAAGTAAAACGCCAGAGATAGATAGCCGGAGTAAGGTGGCCAAGTTTCAGGCTAATGATTTTGTTGATTTTATTTATAATTCGTATGCTGACAGAGAAACTATGTTTACAGGTTTGCGAACAGATGAGGTGCTTGATAGTCTGCTTTCAGGTCTTGGCTTTGCAACCAGTCAATATAATTTAGACTATGGCATTAACATTGTGCCTTTTGCAGAGTTAAAGCCAGGCGATAAGCTGGGCGATGTTATAAATAAGCTAGTACAGGCCGAGAATGCTCACTTCTATCAAGATGAGAGTGGCGTATTACGCTTTGAAAATAGACAGCATTGGGATTCAGCACCATATACTCAAGTGCAGCGTGTACTTACTACCTCACTTGTGATCGACTCGATAACACCTAATACGGATCACTTAATAAATGTGGTTGAAGTTAAGGCCAAGCCAAGAGCCAAACAAGCTAATCAATTGGTGTTTTCACTGTCTGGTACGAAAGAGCTGGCTGCAAATAGTGACACCGAGATATTTGTGAGCTTTGATGACCCAATGCTTTCAATTGATGACCCTGTATATGTGGCCAACACATTATCAGATGGTACAGGAACTGATGTCACTAGCTCAGTTAGTTTAAAGTCTTTTAGTAAGTTTGCTAGGGCGGCAAAGATTGTGTTGCAAAACAATACCACCAACACCGCTTTCATAACAAGTATGTTTCTAAATGGTAGACCGGCTAAAGTTGTTAGCGATATTTATTTACGAGCTCAGAGAGATTTATCAGTAACCGCCTATGAAGAACGACCATATATTATAGATAATGATTATATCGGCAATAACAGTTGGGCAGATAGCTTTGCACAGATGGTATTAAGAGATTACTCACAACCAGAAAACTTAACCGAGGTCACCATACGAGCCTTGCCTGATTTGCAAATGGGCGATCTGGTTAGCTGGCAAGGTAAAGATTGGCGAGTGTTTGGTATAAAGACCAACATTGACCCAAGCGTTGGGTTTGTGCAAAGATTGAAACTACTACAGCGTACCGTCACAAGCTACTTTAGAATTGGTATTAGTACGATTGGCGGAAGTGACTTAATAGCACCATAAGGAATAAAATGGCAACAATAGAAGAATCATCAGACAAAACAAAAGAACAAGTAGGGCAAGGTGCAGAGCAGTTATATGTCTACAAACAGGGGTTAATAACTATATCGCCATCTGAGTTTATTGGAACAAGTGCTATTAAAAGCACAGAAGTTAATGCAATACCTGGCTCTGTAACTGAGAGCAATATTTTATTTAGTCATTTTGATGTGTACCAAAAGGTTGTAGACTATGGGGCTTTTATACAGGGGGACGCAGAAACTATTAAGTTAAATTATAATTTTGGTACTCAAAAAGCTAATGCTCGGTGGTGGTACAAATACTGGGCTGGTTCGCCTGGATACATAGGTATAAATATAGATATTTATTATACTGCTGACGCAGCAAGTGGAAGTCTTTATTCAGCAGATCAAACCCAAGAGTTCTATTACACCATATACACTAAGAGCCAGATTTAGAGTTCTTGACGAAGTGCCTAAAAATGAGTAAAGATATAATTATGAATGATTTGAAGAAATACAAAGTTATTTGTCTAAAATGTGAGCAAAGCGACAATCTACTTATAGATGAGGGTAATAACCTGATTGTAAACTATGACAAAGGTACTGGCACAAACTTTTTAGCCGGTCGGTGGCGTAAAGATAATCAATGGGGCTGGGAATGTATTTGCGGTAATGATAACAGGGTTGGCAAGACTGAAGCTTCATTTCTAAATGAATTAGTAACACAGGGAAACTCAAAGCAGATGAAAGATATAGAAAAATCGTTATTGATAGATGATAATAAGCAATTCAAAATGGAGGTAATCTAATGGCGTATACAGCATTCTCGGTAGTCTTTGGTGAGCAACCAACAGCTGCAAAATGGAACACTCTTGGTACTAATGACGCACATTTCTATGCCTATACAGGCGAGGGTACTAATGCTGTTCAACAATATGTATATTCACAAGTTGGTACGGTATCTACAGGAACAACAATAATACCAAACGATGATACCATTCCTCAAAATACTGAGGGTACTCAATTCTTGACTAGGGCAATTACACCAAAATCAGCCAGCAATATTCTGAGAATTGATATCAATGCTTTTGGTGCAAATACTGTTTCTGATTCGACTACAACTGCCTTATTTCAAGATTCAACAGCTAATGCTTTAGCTGCTACATCACAATGGCAACAAACTTCTGGTGGTCTATTCTTATCTCGAATACAGCATAGTATGATAGCTGGCACAGTAGCTTCAACTACATTCAATGTCAGGATAGGGATAGCTTCGGCTGGCACATATACTTTTAATGGGGCTAGTACAGCCCGTAGGTTTGGCGGAGTTGCTGCAAGCTCAATATCTATTACTGAATACAGGGTATAACAATGAAACGCCAAACACTACAAGGTAGAGAGTAATGGACATATCGCAAATAAGCAGCTGGGCGGTACTAATTGTCGGCGTAGGGTCACTGGTGGTTTCGGGTACTTTATGGAATGTTATCAGAGCTTACAAGGAACGCATTAAACAGTTAGAAGATGATAACAAGGCTTGCACAGAGCTGGGCGTACAACATGGCAAGGATATTGCTGCGGTACAAGCTGAACTAAACTTGGTTCGGTCTATTCCACTAGCAGAAACTGCTAAGTCATTAAAGAATATTAAAAAAACTAACAGAAACATACTTACTACCCTTAAAAAGTCAGCAGTTATATTATCAGCCGAAAAGCATGGGAGTGGGTTATTAGTCAAAACAGCAGAGAAAGAATTGCTAGTTAAAACCAAGAGGGCATAATGTGGCAACAATTCTTAAATCAAAATAATAATAAGTTCGTGGACTTTGATGGTGCATATGGTGCTCAATGTTTTGACCTTGTAAACAAATGGAGTGTGGCTCTTGGTTATAGACCGTTTGGTGGGCTGTATGCTTCAGGCATTATTCACCAACCACAAGGTAATTATACTGTTATACTAAACTCACCGAACGCAGTACCACAGACTGGCGATATTGTGGTCTGGAATAACCGATACGGCGGGGGCTACGGTCACACAGGTATAGCTAGTGGTGATGGTAATACAAATTACTTTGTAAGCTTTGATCAGAACTACCCCACAGGCTCAGTAAGTAAGCTAGTTAGACATAGTTATGATGGAGTGATTGGTTGGTTACGACCGAATAAATTAAACGGCACTACTCCCGTAGTGCAAAAAGGCGAAGATATGATAGACCCACAAGACCGAGATAATGTACGAGTAGTAAATAGTGAAATAAAGGGCTGGGACTTTAACCGAGTGCACACAGGAGAGTTAGACCAGCGAGAAATGGCAGCGTGGACTGGACATACTTGGGAACAGTTTATATCTGAAGCGTGGGTGGAAGGTGAAACATTTAGAAATATGCGAAACCAAAAGCTGGCTGATTATGATAAGTTAGCAGCTCAAGTGAGTGAGTTATCTAAAAACCCTACTAAGGCTGATTTACAGGCTATTACAGACAAGTTTTCAGCTAGCCAAGTAAAGACTGCCGAGTTAGAAAAAAAGCTTGCTGAGGGTGCTGGAAACAGCCCAGATGATATTGTAATTTCACGAACAGCGTGGGCAAAAGCCTTTGACGCAATTAAAAGTTTTTTTAAGAAAGGATAATGATATGCCAGAAGTATGGACAATCATAGGTGTTCTAGCAGTAATAGTGTTAATAATCTACATAGTAAGGAGATAATATGTTAGACAGACTACAACAGTATAATAAGTTTTTTGTAGCTCTTGGTGCTTCTCTAGCCCAGGTAGTAGTGGTGTTGAATGACACTGTATCACCTGGTGTGATAACTACTTCAGAGTGGGTTACAGTAGCAATAGCTTTTGTTGGTGCGATAACTGTATATGCAGTAGCAAACAAATGAAAGACGACGAGCTAACCGAGGATTTTCTTATAGGTATATGCCCACTGAATATTGACAGCATAGAGGATTGCCAAGCTTGCCAATAGTGTTATAATGGAGTGGCGTAAACCTGCAAAACTAAGTTCTCTTTTCTTTCAAAAATAGAACGCAAAATTGCTTGACTTCGGTCAGGCTTTTTTGTATATATGGTATAATAGATCGTGCCTTGCAATCCATTAGTGCCTTTCTGGGTTCGCATTAAAGGCAGCTTGAGGCTCAACTTCGGTTGAGCTTTTTGCATAAGTATATTGTATTATTCTTTTTAGATGAGGTATAATAAACCTATCCACAATACTAGATGTGGGGTATCTCATTAGAAAACCGCTACAAATATAGTGCTTGCACCTCCTTGAGGCATTATAGAAGCGGTTTTTGTATTTACAAGAGTTTATTATAGGTAGACAATGAAATCAGTACCTACAAAGGGGGGTATTGTGGAACGCCATCATCTCTATTGGCCTAAAAAAGCATATAGACGAAATCGTGTGGCTTGGAAATACCGCAATTTACCCTGCAATATTCAAGTGGTCACACATAAAATCCACCTAGCCATTCACAAGGCTAGTAGAGAAACACCTGGTGGTATGCCAAGCACTGACGAGATGTATCAACAAGTCGATAAGTGCAAAGATTGCAAAGGGGGGTGTAATGCTCAATGGGAGTAAGTTCAACTGCAACTGTGGCATAACCAACGACATCACCCCTGAGAATATCATCATTCATATCAGGGAGTGTGTGCCAATCTTAAACACAGTAGAGTTCAGGTGTGAGTGCGGTGAGGTCTGGGCATTGTTCGGAATGAATAAGCAGATTGCCGACTCCGACTTAACTGCTCTATGTGTAGAGAGGACTGAGTTCGCACCTGATAATGACTTTTGGGGGTATGTATCGGTCTTTAGTAAACGGGTTGATAATGTAACCGCCAAGAGAGAGGTTCTATATTTCAAAGCCATATTAGAGGTGGTTAGCCACCCTGACGAGATACTGTGGGGTAAATAATGAAAAGACAAGATACAATCCATGCCCTTGAAATGGAGTTGCGTGGGCTAAACAGTGAGCTATACAACAAGCACATTGAACATTCACGCATGATAATGCGAATTGGGGAAATGGAAACCTTGCGAGCAGAACTTCAGGTCAGGCTCAATGACTTGCTGAGTCCAATAGGGGGTGATAATGCTCAACCTCAAAAAGACCGTCCAGTGGGTCTGGTGGAAGATTGAAGACTGGTGTCTACCGGACGACTACTTCGACTTCTTCAGGTGATCCATAAGTAGCCTTACAACGATGTAGGGCTACTTTTCACTTGCTTTTATAATGTAGTTAAGTAATAATAAGAAACAACCAAATAGACATTTGGTTCAAATTAAATAGAGTGTCCTATTGACAAGGAGGGTATCAAACTGTTATTTTAGACTTGAATGTCTATTTGAGCCCTCCGCAAGGAGGGCTACTTATTTGGTGGGTACATTAAAGCCTGACAGTAGTTTCAAAGAACTTCTGGATAAACAGTAAACACTTTGCTTGTAGGCAGATATACAGTAGAGGCAACGCCAACCACCTGCGACCTCTGACCTCATCTGCTTATAAGAATAACTAAAAATTGGTATAAGATACTGCTAACAATTTTCTAGGATATATGAGGGATAGATGGTGGTATTATTCATGCTATAAATAAACTTAAAAAATCTTTTATAAAACCATTGACTCATGCTTAACATAAGAGTATAGTTATAAGTACATTAAACGAAAGGCAAATAATATGGGAAACGATACAGATAGATTACAACAACTAGAAGACCGAGGTAGTGATGATGAGATACTATCAGCACTTGGTTTACAGCAAGATGTTTTTAGAGAGCTTGCTCGACAAGCCGAAATGGACAACCTTATAGGCGAGGGCTACCCAGAGGCATTAGCTGAAGAAGTAGTTAATGCTATGAGGAATATCTAATGGGTGAGGTAGCACGAATGATACCTGACTGGGTATTGAATACAATAATAATAATAGCTGTACCACTAAGTGTGATGTATACAGTAAGAAAGAGAGCAAACAATGGGAAATAACCAAGCAAAAGCAGAAGTGCTAAAAGATATAATTGAGCTAATAAAGCCTGAGTATCACAATGTAGTTGTAGCTATGATTAAAGAATTAGAGGTATCATGAGAGAATATGAGAAACAATTAAAACAGCCATTTGCACCAGAGCATATCGAATGGCGTATACAGCAATCAGGATCAAACCCTGACCGCAACACTGGCGAAGTAAAGAGGTGGGGTTTGGTATTAGCGTATGTAACCAACCGAGCTATTATGGACAGACTAGATGAGGTATTTGGTATAGAGGGTTGGTGTAACGAGTTTATCGAAGCACCTAGCGGTGGCATACTCTGTGGCATTACTGCACTAACTATGGAAGTGCCTATTACTAAATACGATGGTGCAGAAAATACCCAAGTCGAAGCGGTTAAGGGCGGAATATCTAACGCAATGAAGCGGTCGGCTGTTCAATGGGGTATCGGTAGATACCTGTATGATTTAGAAGCAACCTTTGTAAATATGACTGAGATTAAACCACCCACAATGAAAGGCTATGGTGTAC